TTCAAGACAAAATATTATAAAGTTGAAATGCGAAAATGTATAAATAGTTAAAGTATGAGTAAAACAAAAGAGTTTATCGATAGCATCATAAACAATGATGCGTCTGCTTCATCATCAAGCTTCAATGCTTTGATACGTGACAAGGTACGTACAGTACTTGATGTCAAACGAGTTGAATTGACATCAAATATCTACAATTCTCCAGTTCAAAAGGAAGATTGAAAAGCAATTTTTTATAAATAACCAGATGAAGTTAATAACAGAACATTCTGAAGACCTCAGATACATTTCAGAAGCGGCTGAAAACGGTGAAAAGAAATTTATCATCGATGGCATCTTTATGCAAGCCGAGCAGGTAAATCGCAATCGTCGTATTTACCCTAAAAAAGTTTTAGAAAGTGCAGTAAACAAATATGTTGCTGACTATGTTAATAAGGGACGTGCAGTCGGTGAGCTTAATCATCCAGACGGTCCTACAATTAACCTTGATAAAGTTTCACATCGCATTACCGAACTTCAATGGAACGGCAATGATGTTGTTGGAAAGGCGCTTATACTTGACACACCAATGGGTAAAATTGTGAAAGGACTTTTAGAAGGTGGTTGTCAATTAGGCGTTTCTAGTCGTGGTATGGGAACCGTTGCGAGTCGAAATGGCCAAACCTTTGTTAATGACGACTTTGTGTTGTCAACAGTTGATATCGTTCAAGACCCAAGTGCACCGTCTGCTTTTGTAAACGGCATCATGGAAGGCGTTGAATGGATCTGGGATAATGGCTTATTGAAGGCGCAACAACTTGAAAATTATGAGACAGAAATCAAAAAAGCCTCTTCTGTGCAACTAGCAGAAACACAAATGCGTGTATGGTCTGATTTCCTCTCCAAACTCTAACAATAAGAAAAAAGTAATATATGGAAAATACAACAATTGAAAACACAGAAGATGTCATTGAAGACATCAATGAAGAAACATTACTTTCTCTTGACGAAAACTTAGAGCTTGATCAGGAACAAACTGAGATCGCTGAAGCTAAGTGCAAGAAAGAGGGAGAAGACATGGAAGACGAAGAGTCTGACGAAGAATCATGTGATTCTGAAGAAGGCGAATCTGAAGAAGGTGAATCTGAAGAAGGTGAATCTGAAGAAGAAGATGAAGAAGATGAAGAAGAAATGAACGAAGCAGATTCAAAATATCCTGAAATGGATGATAGTGATAAAAGAGTTGCCAAACAGCTTGACGATTTTTTCAAAAAGGTTAATAGAAGCAAAAACACTTCGTTCCACGGCAGTGGTGTCGATAGGTATTACGATACCCGTGAAAAATTCATATCCAAATATGGTCCTAATTGGCGCCAAAAAGCTGGCCTCATTAAGGGTAAAGAACGTAAAACTAAATTAACGTTTGAAGGCAAGAAAATCGTTGAAGCAGAAGTAAGCTCTGATGAAGAGTTTATGGAATATGCAAAAGAAGTACTCAAAGCCGCTCACGGTGACAAGTACGACGAAGAAATTGCAATGAAAACTGCAAAGGGCATACTTGACAAAGCTGAAGGTGACTACGGCGTTGCTGTAGGCATGCTTACAAGTGGACTTGGTGAAGAGTCTGACGAAGAAGAGATGAAAATGCAAGAAGAAACTACTGAAATCACAGTCGACGCCTCTGACATTACTCGCCTCGTCGAGTCTGAAGAAGGCCTAACCACAGAGTTTAAGGAAAAAGCTACTGTCATCTTTGAAGCTGCTGTGAAAAGCAAAATCAAGGAAACAGAAGAAACACTTAAAGAAAGCTATGCAGTTGCATTGATCGAAGAAGTCGAAGCAATCAAAGAAGAACTTGTTGATAAGATTGACAACTATTTGACCTATGCGGTTGAAAGTTGGGCAGCAGACAATGCTGTCGCTATCGAGTCTGGTCTTCGTACTGAGATTGCAGAAAACTTTATTCAATCACTCAAGACTGTATTTGTAGAAAACTACATCGAAGTTCCAGAAGCCAAAAAAGATTTGGTTGCTGAAATGGAAAGTACAATCGCTAAGCTTCAAGAAGAAGCAGCAGACACCACACAAAGCATCTCAACACTTTCCGAACAGGTTGAACGCCTTACTCGTGAAAAGATTGTTGCTGAAGCCGCAACTGGCCTTGCTGACACTCAAGTTGAGAAACTCAAGTCTCTTGTTGAAGATGTAAACTATACTTCAGAAAGTGCATATCGTAAAAAAGTCGAAACTATCAAGGAATTCTACCTCAAAGGCATCTTAGATGAAACAGAAACATTGGTTGAAGAAACAACTAATGAGTCTTCCTATGTAACAACAGAAACTATCATAGAAAATGAAACAATTGCAGAAGAAACAGTTTCACCTGCAATGCAAAAATACTTGACCGCATTATCCCGTTTGAACAAGGCAAATGAAGCCACTGTTTCAACACAAGGATAAAGGTTCCAACCCCAAGCAAAACAACAACAAACAAAGAAAAAATACTATTATGTTTAATTCAGAACAACTAGAAAAAAAGTGGGCCCCAATTCTTGAGGCTCAAGACGCCCCTAAGTTCAAGGACAACTATCGCAAGTCAATTACTGCAGTTCTTCTTGAAAACCAAGAAAAAGCACTCAAGGAAGAAAATTCCCAAGCTGCTTATCTGTCAGAAAACACTGGAACAGGTGCTGTACAAAACTGGGATCCAGTTCTTATCAGCCTCGTTCGTCGTGCTATGCCAAACATCGTTGCTTATGACATCGCTGGCGTTCAGCCAATGACCATGCCAACTGGCTTGATCTTCGCGATGAAGAGCAACTATCAAAACAAAGACGGCGTAAATACAGAAGCTCTCTTCAACGAGCCAAACACTGCATTCTCTGGTGTTAATATCAGCACCGCACAAGGTGAAGCACTCAGTGGCAATTCTCAGAATGCTACTGATGGTCGTACTGTTGCTGGTGGTGGTTTCGGTAACATGGGCTTTACAGTTGACAAAACAACTGTTACTGCTAAGACACGTGCTCTTAAGGCAGAATACTCGATGGAACTTGCTCAAGACCTCAAGGCCGTTCACGGTCTCGATGCAGAAGCAGAACTTGCTAACATCCTCAGCACAGAAATTCTTGCTGAAATCAACCGCGAAGTTATCCAAACTGTTAACGACAAGGCAATCCTTGGTGGTGTCGGTGGGACTTCAACCGGTGGTGCAGGAAATGGTCAATTTGACCTCGATCAAGACGCTGACGGTCGTTGGGCAGTTGAGAAGTTCAAGTCACTTCTTTTCCAAATTGAAGTCGAAGCGAACGCAGTTGCTAAGACAACACGTCGTGGCAAAGCAAACTTCGTACTCTGCAGCAGCAACGTTGCAAGTGCTCTTGCTGCCGCTGGTGTGCTTGACTATGCTCCAGCTCTTGCAACGAACCTCAACGTTGACGACACAGGCAACGTATTCGCAGGTGTTATCAATGGCCGTATGAAGGTATTCATCGATCCATTCGCAGGCAATGACTATGTAACTGTTGGCTATCGCGGTTCAAACGCATACGACGCAGGTCTCTTCTATTGCCCATACGTTCCACTCACAATGGTTCGTGCAGTTGATCAACTTACATTCCAGCCAAAGATTGGCTTCAAGACACGTTATGGTCTTGTTGCTAACCCATTTGCGCTTGGTGCAGGTTCAGACAACGGCGGCGGTGTTGGCACCGATGGTGGTAACCCATACTTCCGTAAGTTCACTGTAACTGGTATCGGCGGTTCTACTTACAATTCAATCGATATGTAAGTTATTGGTTAATTAACCTTTAAATTAGAGGCTATCCGAAAGGGTAGCCTCTTTTTTTACATAAATACCAGTATGATAGATTCAAATTTATTAGCGCTGACTGGTTTTAAACTTTTTATACACAGCGAAGATTTTAAGCACACTCAATATTTTGCAGTGAGTGCGAGTTTTCCTGCAGTATCATTGCCAGAAGTTACAACGGGATTTCGTAATCTTTCTGGGTTTGTTCCAGGTGACAAATTAGCTTATGATCCTTTAACGATAAGAATTGCAATAGATGAAAAATTGGAGTCATATCGTGAAATTTTTAACTGGATACATTCAAATACCACAAATAAAGAATTGACTGTTCATGACGCGACACTGCATTTTTTAACGAATCACAACAACATATCACGCAGCGTTCGATTTGCAAATGCATTTCCTACAAATATAGGAGGACTAGAGTTTAACGTGCAGCAAACTGAATCAGAATATGCCTATGTAGACGTTACTTTTCGCTATGACTATTTTGAATTTATAGAATGATATATAATATACTATGTTGCAACTTGAAGATATACTTAAATTATGGGAAACTGACAGCGTTATCGATGAAATCAATCTAGATGAAACCAGTGTAAAGAGCGCAAGCCTACACTCTAAATATCTAGAACTTTACAGCATCGCAAAGTTAAATCTTAAAAAGAAAGAACTCGCTATGGCTCATTTGCGCAAAGACAAATGGCTCTACTATAATGGCAAGATGACCAAAGAAGAGATGGATGCTAATGGTTGGCCTTATGATCCATTCGCTGGCATGAGCAAGCCGCTTAAGAGTGATATGGAAATGTTTTACTCTACAGACTCTGATATCATGAAGTTACAGGGTCAGATTGAATATCAGTCTACAATCGTAGAGACGCTTAAAGATATTATGGACAACATCAAATGGAGGCACACTACCATTAAAAATATCATAGACTGGAAACGATTTACTTCGGGAGTTTAATGGCAGATATAGGCATAACTAAAGTTGACGAAACTTCATTGAGAATAGTCTCAAATGATTCTGGAATTCTTATGGAACTTTCCGAACATTTTACATTTTTTGCTGAAGGTTACAAGTTTATGCCGCTCTATCGAAACAAAATGTGGGACGGTAAAGTTCGACTATATGATTCTCGCACTGGTCGTTTGCCGTATGGTCTGCTGTTCGAAGTGTTAAAGTTTGCAAACTCTAGTGGCTACAGTTATGAACTGCATGCTAACATAACAGAACGAGATGTTCCAGAATCCTCCATGTTGTTAGACTATGCTAAAAATCTACACATCACTAGCGGTGGCACACAAATAACACCGCGTGATTATCAGTACGATGCTTATGTGCATGCATGTACAGAAGGACGAGCATTGATAATATCACCTACTGGCTCTGGAAAAAGTTTAATTATCTATCTGTGTGTTCGTTGGTTTTTAGAGCACTACGACGAAAAGGTACTTATCGTGGTGCCTACTACTTCGCTTGTTGAACAGATGACTAAAGACTTTGCTGACTACTCTCAGCATGACTCTTCATTTGACGTCCAGTCAGAAGTACACAAAATCTATTCGGGTAAAGAAAAGCATGATATCTCTTCACGCATCATAGTTACTACATGGCAGAGCGCGATTACTCTACAAAAATCTTGGTTCCAAAGCTATGGCATGGTTATAGGAGATGAAGCCCATCTGTTCAAAGCAAAAAGTTTAAATACGATTATGTCAGCATGTGTCAATGCATGCTATCGCATAGGCACCACTGGCACACTTGATGGCAGTCTATGCAACGAGCGAGTGCTTGTTGGAAACTTTGGACCCGCTCATCGTGTAATTACTACAAAGGAACTTATCGAAAATGATACGCTCGCTGCACTAAAGATTAAATGTATCGTATGCAACCACGCTGATGAACTTAAAAAGGTCATTTCTAAAGCAGACTATCAGACTGAAATAGATGCTATCGTATCTCATTCTGGTCGCAATGCTTTTATAGCGAACCTTGCACTCGATCAAAAGGGAAATACACTCGTTCTCTTCAATCTCGTTCAGAAGCATGGTAAACCTCTTTTTGAACTTATAAGTAGTATCAACAAAGACGCTGATCGACATATATTCTATGTGTCTGGTGAGGTTGACGCAACAAACCGAGAGCATATACGTGAACTGACCGAAACACAAAACAATGCGATTATCGTGGCAAGCGTTGGTACGTTTAGTACAGGCATCAACATCAAAAATCTACATCAGATTATATTTGCTGCGCCAACGAAGAGCCAAATCCGCGTATTGCAAAGCATTGGTCGAGGACTACGAAAGTCTGATGACGGTCGACCAACAACAGTCTATGACATATCAGACAACCTCTCATGGAAAAAGAAAAAGAACTATACGCTGCAACATGCAATAGAACGCACCAAAATATATGCTCGTGAAGGTTTTAACTATAAACTCTATGAGATAACGATGCCATGATTGATGAACTATACACCAAAGTAAAAGATTTGGATATAAGAGTCTTTACACTAACAAGTGGTAAGGCGATTATAGGAGAGGTCGTACACTCTTACGAAGATGGTGTGCAGTTAAACTGTCCGCTAGAAATTAGAAAGGCTCTTGTAAAATCTGGTGTCTATACAGAGATAATGCTGCCTCTTGTAGCGGGCAACGATACAGAAAATTGCATCGTCTATGACCGCAGCATCGAAACTGAATCAGACACGACTGATGCTGTAAAACGTAAGTATACAGAAGCACTCATATATCAAAGATTGCTGCAGTTGATGTCAGATAGCATCAAAGAAGAAGATGAGAATGAAGTTGAAGAATCAGAAGATTTAGGTTATCATAATGTTGACATTGATAAGCATGATTCATCAGAGTCAGACGAAGAAATATGGAATATCTTCTTAGATCGTTGGAAGAATGTATGACTGCTATCAAACAATCATAGATTATTATACCGACTTTCTAGAACGATGTAAATAACAAAATTCACAAGATGTAAAAAAAGCATTTACATTTGTAAAATATAGTATATAATGAACACATGAAAGCTGAAAAGACTAAAAGAAAATCTCGTGGTGACGACTATGTAAACAACAAAGATTTCTCTGCTGCTGTTGTCGAATATGTTCAAACTGTGCAGGATGACAAGACTGCTGGTCGAGAACCTAAACAGATTACCAACTATATAGGAGAATGCTTCTTGAAAATTGCTAACGGTCTGTCACGCAGTCCAAACTTTATGAACTATAGCTATCGTGAAGACATGGTTATGGATGCAGTAGAAAATTGCATCAAAGCCATCATGAATTACGACATCAATAAGCCGACTCGTACTGGCAATCCAAACGCATTCTCATATTTTACGCAAATTTCATGGTATGCATTTTTACGTCGTATCGCAAAGGAAAAGAAGCAAGCAGATATCAAGCAGCTCTTGATTGAAAAGGGAGGCATCGGCAACTTTGCAGAATTTGAAGATGATTCAGAATATGGTGAATCACTTGTCGAAAAGATGAGACAGCGCAACGATGCATTTTACAAAGAAAGCAATGAACTTGCTGAAGTTGTTGAAAAACCAAGAGCACAAAAAAAGGTTAAAGACGAAGCTCCTCGCATCGGTGCGCTTGATGATTTTATCGCATGAAACTAGCAATACTTACCGACACTCATGCTGGTGTAAAAAACGGCAGCGATGTCTTTCTCGACTATACTGAACGCTTCTACAATGAAGTGTTTTTTCCAAAGTGTCTAGAACAGGGCATCAAGCATATACTGCATCTTGGCGACTATTTTGAGCATCGTAAGTATGTAAACTACAAGGTGCTTGCTCGCAATCGTGAGATGTTTTTAGATCGTCTCTCTGAATACGACATGACTATGGATATTATTCCTGGCAATCATGATGTATTTTTTAGAAACACAAACTCGCTTTGTAGTCTTACTGAACTGCTGCAATATCACAGTGATCGTGTGCAAGTCTATATGTCTCCTGTAGTGCGAGACTATGATGGCTTGTCAGTCGCTTTGTTGCCATGGATAAGTGCTGAAAACTACGCAGAATCATGCGCGTTTATTGAAACAGCGAGTGCTCCCATATTATGTGCTCATCTTGAACTTTCTGGATTTGAGATGATGAAAGGTGCACCAGCAGTAAGTCACGGCATGTCATCAGAAATTTTCTCTCGCTATGAGATGGTACTTTCTGGTCACTATCATACCAAGAGCAGTCGCGACAACATTCACTATCTAGGTGTGCCTTATGAAATTACATGGGCAGACTGCAACGATCCAAAATACTTTCATATACTCGATACATCGACTCGTGAGCTCGAACAGATTCGCAACAACATTACACTTTTCAATCGCATCGTCTATGATGATTCATTGGGCACAGCACCAACAATCGATGCTAAACAAGTCTCTGGCACCTACGTCAAAGTTGTAGTCGCTGCTAAAAAAGATCCTTATCTGTTTGATAGATATATCGACAGCATCAACGCTGCAGAGCCGTTTGATCTTAAGATTGTAGAATCGTTTAGTGAATATTCTGCTGACAGCGTTGATGACGAATCTCTTGAAGTATCAGACACTCCTTCTCTGCTTAGCAGCTACGTCGATGCAATTGAAACAGACCTTGATAAAACTCGCATAAAATCTAAACTGCAAGAACTCTACATCGAATCACAACTCATTGATGGAATATGATTACATTCGTCTCTTTAAGCTATCGTAACTTTCTAAGCGTAGGTGACAGTGAAATCACTATGGCGCTCAACGACAGTCGATCTACGCTGATCGTAGGTCACAACGGCTCTGGAAAATCACTTATGCTCGATGCGTTGTCGTTTGTTCTTTTTGGCAAGCCACACCGCAACATCAACAAGCCACAACTTGTAAACAGCATAAACGGTAAAAACTGTCTTGTCACAGTCGTGTTCAAGATGGGTTCTTCTGAATACAAGATTGTTCGCGGTCTCAAGCCAAACATCTTTGAGATTTGGCAAAATGGCATCATGATCAACCAAGAGTCTCATTCACGTGACTATCAAAAGCTGCTTGAAACAAACATCTTAAAGCTAAATCATAAAAGCTTTCATCAGGTTGTCGTATTGGGAAGCAGCAACTTTGTGCCGTTTATGCAGCTCAGCAGTCAAAATAGACGAGAAGTTATCGAAGATCTGCTTGACATCGGTGTGTTTAGCAAGATGAATGCTCTGCTAAAAGAAAGTGCATCTAAACTCAAAGACTCTTTGAAAGACACTGACAATGCACTGCATACCTTGAAGGAAAAGACTGATTTACAAAAGAAACACATCACACACTTGCAGCAGCTAAACGAAAATACTGCTGCTCAGTATCAAGATGAAATTGTGTCTCTTCGCAATGAAATCACTACTCTTACCGAAGAAAACGGTCTGTTGAATTTTGAATACAGCAACAGATACGGCAAGACACAACAGCAGTTGAAGCGTCTTGAAAAGACTCGTGCTTCTTTGCAGTCCTATGAGCGTCAGATACGAGACAACATCAAAAAGCTTGTCACTGACTCTCAGTTTTATGAAAACAATACCGAGTGTCCAACGTGCAGTCAATCGATAAGCGAAGATACTCGCTCGTCTAAAATTTCTCAATGCAAACACAGCGCACAAGAATTAAATCTTGGATATGACAAGCTCAAAGAGACCGCAACACAAAACAACGATGAAATACAAACCGTATCGTCTGAGCTGCAGCGTTTAAACTCTTTACAATCTAAGATACACAGCAACCAAACTCTAGTCGCTGGTCTCGAAAAACGAATCGCGGATTGCACACGTTTGCAGTCTACTCAGCACGAAGCATCTGAAACTGCAGAAGCACATGCAGCACTCGATGCGTTGTATGATGAAACAACACATCTTCAAGAATTAAAATCTAGTCAACTTGAAGAGCGCATGTACAACGAAGCTATCGGTGAACTGCTAAAAGATACTGGAATAAAAACTAAAATTATTCGTCAGTATCTGCCTGTCATGAACAAACTCATAAACAACTATCTTCAAGTTCTTGACTTTTTCGTTCTCTTTACACTTGATGAAAATTTTACAGAGACTATACGCTCACGACATCGTGATGATTTTTCCTACAGCTCGTTTAGCGAAGGAGAAAAACAACGAATAGATTTGAGTCTGCTCTTTGCATGGCGTCAGATCGCTAAGATGAAAAACAGCAGCAACACAAATCTGCTTATACTCGACGAAGTTTTCGATGCAAGTCTTGATGCGGATGGAGTAGACAACCTTCTCAAGATTATGAATACGCTTGATGAAGACACGCGTATATTCGTGATTAGTCACAAGCAAGATTTGTTAGAAGGCAAGTTTGATCAAAAGATCGAGTTTCAAAAGGTCAAAAACTTCACTAGAATCAAGGAAATGTCTTAATTTGGCGTCCCCAATGTCTTTGCTGGTCTAGAATTGCACTTTTTTTCATAAATTTTCACTTTTTTATTTACAAGCTCAGAGTTTTATGCTAGAATGGTCTCACAATGATTGCAACAGCAAATCGTGAGAGCCAAACAGTCCTAGCTAAACTTTTAGCTAAAGAGAACATTCAGGTTGCAATCGGCAACTACAAGACAGCATTCTTCGACGTTAAGAATCGTGTGCTTGGTCTTCCAACTTGGAACACTGACAACAAGAGTGTGTCTGACTTGCTTATTGGTCACGAAGTTGGTCATGCTCTCTATACCCCATCTGATGCAGTAACTCGCTTCAAAGAGAAGTTTCCTACTCTGCCATTTGATATTGGCAACATCGTTGAAGATGTTCGTATCGAACGACTTGTGAGAGACACCTATCCTGGTCTTGTCCTCTCTTTCAAAAATGGCTATCGTCACTTTATCGAACGAGACTTTTTCAAAATCTCAGGCGTCGATCTTTCAACTCTTGGATTTGCTGATCGTCTCAACTTGCGTGCCAAAATCGGTGCGCTAGTAGATGTGCCTCTCAACGAAAAAGAGACTGAGATCTACAAGCGTTGCCTCGCTGCAGATAGCTACGACGAAGTCTTGCAAATTTGTGCAGACATTGCTGAAATGGTCAAAGGAGAAAAACCGCAGACTCAGCAGTCTCACAAATTTCAAGACTCTGAAGATCTTGAGATTGGTGATGATGACGAGATTGATCCTACTTCTGGTGAAAGCTCTTCTGATTCACAATCTGATAGCCGCAACGATCGTGATAGTGATTCCGATTCTTCTGAAGAAGGTGAAGGAGAAGAAGAGTCTGACGAACAGAGCGATCGAGATGGCAAAAACCCCATGTCAAATCCAAATCCTCTTGACAAGGGCAACAGATCTTCACAGGACACACAAG